TTCCTTTAAGTTATTTCCCTTTAATTTTAGGAGGTTTAGGACGTGTAGTTGTTGTAGTTTGACTTTCTTTTAATTCTTTTAGTATATCAAGTTTTTCAGCTCGTCCACCTTTTTCAGCTGGTCCACCGTGTTTTAAAGCTTTTCTAGTATTTGTAGTTTGTTTATTAAAATGTCTATTAGCCATAATTGTTTTCCTTTAAGTTATTTTCTTTTTATCAGATCTGTTGCCTTAAGTCCATAGACGGAAGCAATAACCCCTACAAAAATTGTTTGATACCAAAATGGTAAATTTCCAAAATGCTCAAAAAACAAAATCATCTTTTCCATATGTGCAGGATTGTCTGACCAAACAGAAAATGCCAACATTATGATGGGTAAACTTAATAAAATTAAAATAAATTCATCTTTCCAATCTGAATTTCTAGATTCTAATAATTTTCCTGAATAAGCTAATTCTCCAGTACTCATCTTTTCTGCATGTTTCATAGCAGCATCTGACATAAGCATTTTTGTCTGCTGCTTATTTTTATAAATGTGTGAACCTGCGGAAACGGCTAACTTAATAGCTGATAACCACATGAATTAATACCAAGTAGCTGTTTTGCTTTTAGATGCTAACATTTTTCCAGTACCTTTAACCTTAACGTCTTGAGATTCGTTAGGTTTTGTCATTTCAACTGATTTTTCAGTGAAAGAGACAGTAGTTTTTTTAGATTTGTCAGCTTTGTTTTTATTTTTTATCATAATAACCTTTTTTTTTAGTTTTTTAACTTGTTTTTCAGTTTTTTTCAACTTTATTCGTTGCCTCTTCTCATTATACTAATATTAGGCATAGTATTCTTTGTATCAGGCATTAGATCTTTTACATTAGGTATACTTTTGCTTAAAATAGTCTTTTCAATTGAAGTATCAGCTCTTAAATGTGCTAATTCTTTGTTTTGGTCTAGTTTATCTTCTTGATTATGTTGATTCATTAATGCTTTCATCTTGTCAAGATCCATTCTAGCATCATCATTTTTCTTTTTCTCAGCATTTTCTGCTGCTCTAATGTCTAGTTCTCTTGCTCTTAATTTAGCAATAGGATCATTGTCAAATTCACCTGTAATTTTTTTCTCTTCCTTCATAAATTCTTCCATCATCTCAGCAATCAATACAGCTTTTCTAGATTCTATCTTTTGAGTTGCTTGCATCACTTGTTGTTGAATCTGTTTAGCCATTTGTGGATTTTGTTGAGCCTGCATTTGCATTTGTTGTAATTGCAATAACTCATCTTTGAATTCTAATTCAATTTGTTCTTGAGACATTATTGAAATGTGTTCAAAAATATTTTTCTCTAACGAACCCATAATCATAGGATTATTTCTAGCAATGTTAGTTGACATAAAATGTAAGTGAGCCGTAATATGCGCTCTATGGTCTTGACCAGGGAAAGCTTGAAACTGTGCTCCACCTAAAGCATCAATATGTTCTAAAGCCGGATCTTTTGGTTGTGGTTGTTGAGGCTTAATTAAAACTTGATCAATATTTTTTACACCTAAAGCTACATACATATTTCTAAACGCTTCATACATATTGTGCATTTGTGGATTAGATTGTGCCAGCTGCAATTCCGTCTGAGCGAGGGAAATACGTTGTGTCTGTGAGAAAATGTTAGGGTCGGCAACTGGCAATATATCTACCCTGTCATCAAAGTCAGATTGTTTAATCGTCTTTTGAGCCCCAACTACATCATACGGATATTCTTGGGGTAGATATAACTTAAATACTCTTGCCAGTAATTTAAATTCATTCTTTAGAGCCGAGTAAATTCTTTTGTGAATAGCAGACATGGTTCTTGAGCCACGCTCCAATAATGCAACTGTAGTTCCTACTGCTGCTTGTTGATTACCATCGCCAACTTGTAGATCAGCAATAGAAGCAAATCTTTGACCTGCATCAACTACTACACCCATTAACTGTAATAAAGTTTGACTAGGTTCTTTAAAAGGTAACATCATAAATGAATCTTTTAAATTTCCACCAGGTGCGTCTACATCTCTAAACTCTCCAGGTTGAATACTTTGTGCATCATCTCTAATTCTAATTCCTCTCATCTTAAATCCAGCAGGTAAATTAGATAATGTTCCTGCATCTAATAATTGTCTTAAAGCTGAAGTTGCTGTTCTTGATAATCCACCAATCATGTGAATTAATCCAAAACCATAAAAACCTAAACCAGGTAAAAACTTAAAGTGTACAAAGTAATCTACTTTTTTCTTCTTTAGATCTCCAGGTTCATAATTTCTTTTAATAGAAAGTATTTCTCTAGATCCTTCCTCAAGAGTAACAATGTATGGAATTTTAATTTCAGTGGGCTCACCAGTCTCTTGATCTGTATCTTCAAAACCTTCCAGGTCTAAATCAATGTGACACTCCAGTAGTGTATAAACATCTTCATCATGTGTTTTTGTAATACCTTCTAATTCTCTCTCTTTTCTAGATATATCATTTTCTGTATTTGCTGGTTTTGAAATATCTATATCTCTATAGAAACCTGCTACTTGTTGTTTTCTTAAATCGTTTTCTGAAATTTTTATTTTGTGAATAATTGCTTCTGCATCATCTAATGAAGTTGCACTATAAGGAACCATCAAATCATCTGCAGGTACAAATTTAGATACTGCACGTTGTTCTACTTCATCATAATAAACTTTTTTAAATGTAGAACCTGCTAATGGTAAATAGAAAAGCATAGAATCAAATTCTGGTTCATACTCTTTCATCTTCTCCATAATTTCATAGTTCATGAAATCTCTAACTCTTTGTGATTGAGCTTCTTTTTCAGGAGTAACTTCACCCATAATTTGAGTTCTAACTGGACCATCTGCTGGTAATAATTCTTTATAAGCTAATGCTTGAAATTGTGTAACTGCTTCTGCAAGAACGGGGTGAGTTGCACCTGACGCTCCTTTAAAAGGTTCTGTTCTATTATCATATTTAAAACCTAATAAATCTAAACCATTAATATAAGCTCTCTCCCAATCTTTTCTTGATGAAGAGTAGTCCATATATTTACCATTAAGATCGGATGCAATATCTCCAAGTACATCGTCTGGTAAAAATTCTGCTAAGTTTGAATAGTGTTCGTCACCACCTTCAGGTGATGCTGCTGCCGGATCTAAATTAATATCAACGGAGCCATCTTCATTTTCTGAAATATCTACAGGTTCACCTTCAGCCTCTTCAATTTCTACTTGTTCTTCAGCTTGAGTTACTAATTCCTCTTCTCCAGGAATACTAAATTCTTTTCTTGTGTTGGGTAATGCCTTGTCTATATCCGCCATTATTTATTTTCTCCGTATGTTTAATTACCTTAACAGTATTATAGTTAATATTCAAGCCCTGGGGCATGGGTCCAGATTTAGGTGGAACAGTTGTTGTTAGTCTTTTAGGAGGCGTCATTATTTGACCCCTAAAATACCTGCTAGTCCGCCTTGTGCCAATGTAATTTTAGTTTTATCTTTCTCTAATAAATCAGTCATGATTCTCATCTCTTCAGAAGAATTACTTAATTTTGTTTTTTGATTATAAAAATCTTTTATCTCTTGTAAAGACTCAGGACGTCTGCCTTTTTCTTTAATGAATTCTTTAACTACCATTTCTATTTCAACAGTAGGATCAATAGCTTGACTGGCGTCAGCCATATCTGATTTAGCTAGATCTGCTTCAGCAGTGTTCATGATTCCTGAACCTTGGTTCTTGGCCCCGGGACCAGGTATACCTTGGTCTCTCATGAAATCAGTAATATCTTCTTCATCTTCCGCTGGACCTAGGTCCATAGGAATTTCTTGTACATCAAATTCGTCTTCGTATTTTGCCATAACTTAATAATATACTTTTTCTGAGTGTTGTAAAGGCTCATCTTTATAATCATCAGGGTGTCTAACTAAGCCCCCTTGTCTGAACCTCATGACCGCTTGAGTAGTAGAATCCACTAAATCATCGTGATCTCCATAAGGAAAAGCAGCACATTCTTCAATAACTTCTTGTGCAAACTCCATATCTTTAGGTGCCCATATTCTACCCGCTTCAAATAAAGGAGATACTGCATTAACTCTAGTATGCTTATCATTACCTCTACTGGGTGTAAAATTTACCACAGGAATACCCATGGCTCTGAGTTCATAAGTAAGAGGTAGTCCAGATGCTTTTGATTCTACAATTACAGTTTCGGGCTGCCAATAATCATATTGCTCTTTAGCAACACGTCTTAGTTCTGGAAATTCATATCTACCCTTCATTGAATCAAGGAGCATGAGACAAGGGCCAGAGTCCTCTGTAGGATGAAACACGCCCCAAGTAGTAATAGCAGAATAATCGGCGCTTTGTTTTTTCATAAATGCTGTATCGTAAGATTGTATGATGTGATCTATTTTTGGAAGTTCATCTTTCTCCCAATTCTTCCACCATTCTCTTTTTATTAATGCACCTTCATCACCTGTAGGGTTTTGCATATATTGTGCATTCCATTTTGAAAGTGGAATAGAAGCACGTACTGATTCAAGATCTTCTATACCCCAATACTCGGGCCACAGTGGTAAACCACTAGGTAAAATTGCAGGAAATTCTATAACTTCCCATTGATCAGCTTTAGGTTCTTTTTGAGCTTTAATTAATCTTCCAGCTAAATCTTTTTCATTCCATCTAGTCATTACAATTACAATTGTTCCACCAGGCTGAAGACGTTGTCTAGGTCCTGAAGTGTACCATTCATAAGTTCTATCTAAAGCTTGTGCATTTAATGCATCTTGCTCGGTATGTGGATCATCAATAATTAATAGATCTGCTCCCCGTCCAGTAATAGCTGAACCTACACCGGCTGCATAATATTCTCCACCTTGTTGCGTTTCCCATTTACCAGCTGCTTGTGAATCTTCTTTTAATCTAGTTTCAAATACTTCTTTATATTCTGGAGAGTCCATTAAAACTTTAGCTTTACGTCCAAATCTTACAGATAATTCAGTTGTATTAGTTGATTGAATAATTTTTAATTTAGGATTTCTACCTACCATCCATGCCGGAAGTAAGTAAGATGCAAATTCAGATTTAGTATGTCTGGGTGCCATATTAATAATAACACGTTTTAATTTACCTTCAGCAATCTCATTAAATTTTTTTGCAACTTGTTGGTGGTGTGAACCTTCAATAAATTCTGGCCAAACATGTTTAACGAACGACATAAAATCTTTTCTAATATTAGATTCTTTTTTCTTATCTTTCCACTTAGACATATATAAAGTTAATTGTCGTTTTACATCTGGTGGTAATTTCTCAAACTTTTTTAATTTCTCTACATCCATAATATTTTTTCTAATATTTTTTTTATAATATTTTTTTATAAGGGAAAGTAATTCTTGGTTATGAATGTATAAAAGCTTGTATATACACTAAGTCATAGGATCCCTATTTATTATGTACCTTAATTGATTATATGCTAAAAGTCAAAAAACCAGATAGGCTTGGTACCTCTATCAAATCAAAAAAAATGCTGCGACATATTGTCGCATGGTATGAATATTGCAAGTGCGACATATTGTCGCATGTGTCATGATACATAAGGAGGGGGTGCGACATCTTGTCGCATTGACATCTTAATACTTGACAGGGCCGTTTGGCCCTGTCGCATTAACTAGGAGAACTAGTCTAGTAACACCATATATTCTTTGGCGAAATATTGTCTGAACCAATCCAAACCTTTACGAACATCATTCCATATAGGAGATGTACCAACACCATGAGTTCTATCGTGTATTGATGCCATCTGTTGACTGCCCATAGTCACATCATAAACAGCAACAGCAAAGCCAGGCATTGCAATTGATTCACCTGTCATAGGGTTGGAGATGTTTTCCATCTCAAGTGGATTGTCTCCATAGTCTGCGCCATCAAATGGTAGCTTGATTGTTTTGTTATTGTATTTAATTGTTTTCATATTTCTCCTTTTTGTTATTGATGTCCCATTGTACCATGTGCCATGGCGCTTGACCATAGCACATAGTGTCGCAGCTTAGTTCCAAAGATCCTTGACTAATGCACCGTTGGTTGCTTTGTTCAAAGCTTCCAAATATTCTGTTTCGGTCATTTTTAAATACGTCAAACAAAATTCATGCTTTATACTTTGCAACTCCCCTGGAGTCTGTAAGTAGTCAACTGCTTTGTTTAACATCTCTTGACGTTTTGAACCACCTGGTAGATATTCTGCTTTAATTGTTTTCATTTTGATTTCTCCTTATTAAGTTAATATAGGACTATCCTATCATATTAAGAATAAAAGTCAACAGCTAAATTTATTTATATATTGTAACTTTGTTTTATTCCCCGCCCGCTCCTCCCCTAGAGTATAGGATTTTCCTATAACAATCAAGAACATTATTGTCGCACCTAAAATTAGATATAAAAAAAGCCCCCTGAAATTTAGGGGGCTTTCTCGGAGAACTAGGGTTTAATACTCGCCATATTCAGCAGGAGATTTTTTATCACCTGTTCTGGAAAGTGTAAAAATTAATAACTCAACTACATCTAAATTCATATCCTCATTTCTCATTGACCATGAGTCAATTTTATTTGAAACATTATCATAGATGTTTGATTCTTTTATAGATTTAACATGACTTTCTAAAGATTGAATTAAATTCAATCTTGTAGCGTGGTAGTGAGTGTTTTTTTCGTTTTTTGTTTTAAGCATTTTATTTCTCCTTTTTGTTAATATAGGACTATCCTATCATACAAGGATAGCCCTGTCAACTCTTTTAATTTATTCTTGTTAAACTATTATAAGTATGCCCATATTGTGTCGTCGTATTTTTCAACTCATAAAGACTCGAGGATTCCTTTCTTTCATGATTAAAAAGTATAGGTACACCATTTAAAACATTTTCCATATTAATACTTAAAAATTCATTTGCACAACCTTGACTACAAAAAAATTTAAAATACCTTGAATATGAATTCATATCTCTTTCATTCTGAGCGTATCTAGTTCTCATTTTTCCTGTTGATTTTTGAAATCTTCCCATTGTGGCTTGTTCATGGCAAGTTGGATTTTGGCAAAAATGTTTATTTGGCATTATTTTTTCCTTTGTTAAATGACTCGGTTAATTGTTCTTGTCTATAATTTTCAATCTCGTCTTTTTTAGTTTCTCTTTTAATAATTATAAACCCTAAAAATACAAGTGTGGGAATTCCCACACTTGCGATTAATAAAAATGTACTAGCTGACATCTTGAGTTCTTGAAATTACCCATGAATTTGAGGCAGTTCTATAACCATTTCTTCCAATGTCAAAATATACCATATAAGAAATATCTTCTCTTATTACAACTTTACAATTTTCGTCCCATAAAGCCTGACGCGTGATAAACTTACCATTGTATTTTTTTGCGTTGTAGCCTACTTGAAATTTATCTCCGATATTCATTGTGTTTTTCTCCTTGTTAAGTTAATATAGGACTATCCTATATGATAGCCCTATAAAAGTCAATCTTTATTATTGGACAGATTGACGCAGATATTCTTCCCTTTCTTTTATTTTTTCAGCAGTTGATAAAGGTCTATTATTTTTTAGTCCTTTAATCATATTTGCTAAATTGGTAGGATTGTAAATTGTTAGACCTGTGCTATTAGTTCTAATCAATTCAGCTTCCTCAACTTCAATACCTAATGCAGTTGCAAGTTCTATTGCTTCCGATAGATATCTATATGCTTTCAATCCAATTTTTAATTGGTCGCATTGTTTAGTTATACTGTCAATCCATGTTTGATGTTTAGACACTAATTGTGCTTTGGCAGTTCTCCATTCCTCAAATTGTTTATATTCAATTTGAGTACAAGCAATCGCCCTTGAACGACAATAAGAAGTTCCGATAACATCTAATAAAAATTGGTCATCAAATGTTTTATTCATACCAATAGAATTATCTTCACTATATCTACTGCTACTACCACTTCTCCCTAATGCCTTATCATTAAGGTCAACGTGTTTTGTCTTATGTGGGTTATCTTGGTTTTTATCTTGTTGTGCAAGTATATCAGGATTTAAGTCCATAGCTTTTAAGTCCTCTCTTAAATAAGCATATGCAAACTTTCTACCCTCATCATGACTATATTCTTGACCATTTAGATTACCAAACAATCCGAAATCAAAGTGTGATTTAGTTTCTTTTTGGTCGCCATCTTCGTCAACACCCTCATTGTGAGCAAAGTAAAAGCATTTATCTTTGGCTACAACATCAACTGCGTCGCCATATTTTTTTTTATATACTTTTAAAGTTGCAACATCTTCTGGTGGATATGCTCTTTGGACTACTTCTTTTGCAAGTTCAAATCCTGACTTATATTGTGTGTCAACATTTTCTCTAGCTTGTAGAAAGTCCTCTCTTTCTTGTGTGTTTTCTGTTTCAAAAACATTTTTGATTTTACCAAACAACTTGTTCCGAAGTTCAGTATTTAATCTTATTTTTGTTGTCATGGTTTTTACTCCTTATTAATTGATTGAAATGACATTTTACTTTATTTTAAAAAAAATTCATATTGTCCAAATTGTCGCACCCCCCATGCGACATATTGTCGCAGGGTCAATTATTTTCTTGACGGGTTTTTTTAGAATTATTCTAAAGTAGTGGTCCAAGCTCCAAGCCTCAGGCTGCGGCAATCTGTCCTAAAATATTTCTTGAATAATAGGATAATCCTGATATAGTGTTAATAAATAAATAAGTAAATAAAAAGGAGAAATAAAACATGCAAACGTACAAAGTACACTATACAGCAGACGTGTGGGAATTTCGAGAAATCGAAGCTGACTCATTTAAAGAAGCTAGGGATAAATTTGAATCTGGCGATTGGGGAGATAGTGACCCTGCAGAGCAAATGGGTATGGAAAATTTAAAAGTAGATGTAGTAGAAAATGAGAAAGGAGAAAGAGAAGATGGAAGTAAGTTATAGTATCTATGTTGAAAATGATGAGGGATATAGTCCCTCATCATATGATATGGCACGAGAAATGGAAGAAGCCCCAAGTCTATTAGATTTGGAGCCTATTCCACCAATGACTAAATCGCTTAATTTTAGACAATGGACTGCCAAACAAAAATGGGAAGATCAACAATGGTGCGACGATTTGTCAAATGGTAAAATTCAATAAGATTATTATTTGTATAGTAGCCCACATTTGAAGATTTATCGGCTCTTAAAACTATAAATCTTTCTGGGACTTGCACCAGCAAAAGCAAGTAGGTTTCAATAGCTGGTTCCCTCCCAGCTACTGATCCCTGGTCCAGTTAAGTATCTATGCCTGTAGAAAAACTAGCTGGACTTGGGATCAGTTGGTCCTGCGACATTTTGTCGCAGAGGCAATGTGCCTGTTGACATGGCTGGAAGCCTCAAGCTTCAAGCTGCGACAATTTGGACAATATGAATTTTTTTTTAAATAAAGTACAATGTTATTTAAATCAATAGAAAGGAAAAATAAAATGGATGATACACAACTAAAAAGAATCGCGGATGCAATAGAAGAGATCTTGCGACTGGTTAAGAAAGATCAAGAAGACAGTGCAACGTTGCGAAGAGCCAATGAAGAGAATTAAACACCGGGACCTAACCCACTATTTCCTGCGGCCGCACTACCAGCTGCCGCGGTCCTATATTAAAAGTTGCGAGAAATTTTTCAAAAGACTCGGGAGCCTTGACCGGAAGCCGCAAGCTTCAAGCGCCAAGCTTCAAGCCACAAGCCGCGACAATTTGGACAATGTATTATAAATAATTTTTAGAGTATTATGTTAAAAAACCAATGGAGGAATAAATGTTAGTAAAAGATGCAAAAAAAATAACTGATTCATTAACTGGCACAAGTAAAATGCCAGGAAAAAGCTACAGTCTACCAGCGTGGGAGTGTCAAACCGGTTCTAAATTATGGGACAATCCAAAATCACCTTGTTTTTATTGTTATGCTAAAAAAAATAATTATGTAAGATATCCAGCTATTAAAGCAGCGCAATATAGAAGGTTGGAGGCTATCACTCGACCATTATGGGTTGAAGCGATGGTTACTCAAATTAAAAATATGAAATTTTTTAGATGGCACGACGCTGGCGACGTTCAATCACATAACCACATGGAAAAAATTTTAGAAGTTGCAAGATTAACACCTAATACTAAGCACTGGATGCCCACACAAGAGCGGCCTTATTTGCCGGATCCTGAAGTAGTTCCTGATAATATGATTATAAGATTATCGGGTGCTGTAATAGATGGACGAGAGCCCAAAGGCTGGTCCCATAGTTCAACGGTTGTAACTGATGGAAAACCTACTTGTCCTTCAAGTAAGCAGGGCAATAAATGTTTAGATTGCCGGGCTTGCTGGAATAAAGACGTTAAAAACGTATCATATGGAAAACATTAATATGAGTCACACCTGGAAGCATCCGGCCCATTATCACCAGCTCAGTGAAAAGAGAAAAAAAATCCACGAGGCCTGGATCCAGGACCAAGAAGAGAAGCCTCAAGCCTCAAGCCCGGAAGCCTCAAGCTCCAAGCAACCAGCTGCAAGCTCCAAGCTTAAGAAAAATAGCGGTGCGACAAATTGACGCAGGGTCAATGTGTCATATTGACTGCCAAATTGACGCAGGGGGCGTGGCATAAAGCCTCAAGCTTCAAGCGTCAAGCTGCGACAATCTGCTCATATAATTTTTTATTTAAAAATGTTAAAATGTTTTTTTTAATAAGTTAACCCAAGGATAAAATATGAAAGCACAAGTGAAATTTGAATGGAGATGGAACGAAGAACCTGAGACGATC